CTCGTATGATAGTAAAACAGAGGATACTGCGATAAAACAATTTAGCAATAAGTCTTGGTCTACAGTAATCAATATTAATACTACAATATATTTAGAAAATATTATGTATGATACTTGGTTGCTGAATCATCAAGATCAATGGATAAATCACGACTATGTAGGTACATTATCTTGGAGAAGTTACACAAAAATTCAATTACCAAAACTAGATAATCAAATTAATATTAATCTCATTAAAGATAAAAATCCTGACATAGTAGCATTTGCACCAACCACTATGAACTTGCTGTATCAAGCAACAAGAGATCATGGACAAAGGTTTAGGAAAATATGGATTTATTTGATTAAAAATCTAGGATATTCGGTAGAAGAAGCAATTGATCCAACGGTCAAATTATTTTTTTGTAATTATTGGATGGCTAAACCACCAGTAATGATAGATTATATTAACTTTTTTGAAAAGGCTAAGTATATTTTAGAAAATTCAGAAGAAATTCAAAATGATTTGTGGTCAAATTCTAACTATAATGGCTATGTCTCCAGTGGTAGACTAACAGAAATATTTGGTAGACCATACTATCCTTATCATCCTTTTATTTTTGAAAGATTGCCATGTTTTTTCTTTCATCAAAAATATAATATATTACCTTATCAAGAGAAATAATTAAATGAGTCAAATTAAATTAATTAGTATAACTCCAGATGCAGAAAAATTAATGGCCTATTGTGCGAGAGTTTCAAACCCCACTAATCAAGATAACGATAATTATTCTAAATTGTTGGGTTATTGCATTAAACATCAGCACTGGTCTATATTTGAGCAGGCTTTTATCACAATTGAAATAAATACCACCAGAGGTATTGCCGCACAAATTCTAAGACATAGAAGTTTTACATTTCAAGAATTTAGTCAACGATATGCTGATACTACACTGTTAGCCCAGGATATTCCTATGTTTGAATTGAGGCGTCAGGATACTAAGAATAGACAAAACAGTATTGATGATATTGATGAGGCTACAAAACAATTATGGACATATCATATTTTAGATTACTTCAAAAGAGGTAAAGAAATATATGATGGTTTAATCGCTGATGGTATTGCTAAAGAATGTGCTAGATTTGTTCTACCGTTAGCAACACCCACAAGAATTTATATGAGTGGTTCAGTTCGTTCTTTTATTCATTGGATACAATTACGATCCTCAAACGGAACTCAAAAAGAACATATGATTTTAGCCAATGAAACAAAAGATATATTCAAAGAACAACTACCAATTACTAGTGAGGCTTTAGGATGGAATTAGAATACGCAATTACCGCACAAGTTTATAATAAGTTCGATACTAATAAACAGCATATATTAATTTGTGAATCAGTAAAAGCAGAATCCTCATCTCATGCCAGAAAGACTTTTGAAGATACTTTTGGTATGGATCATGAAATAGTTAAAATTCATTCAGTTATACCTTACCAAACAGAAGTCTAAATTCTGTGTTGACAACTGCCGATAATATGGTAAGATGCCATCAAGGAGATTCTATGCGTTACGGTTTGTGCTGTATCAGTCTGAAATTAAAAGAACAAGGTCTGAAACATCAGACCATGACATTTAAAAGATTTTCTACACTCTCAAGAGAAGAAGCATTATCAACTCTAGGTGATAGAATACTTAATAATCTGGAAGTAACTAATGCGACGATTCAATTTTGTGCAGATAATAATTATTGCTACAGGGTTAGCAGCGACATTTTTCCTCTTATCACTTATGACGAAGCCAATGTGAGTTTAGAAGATTTACCTAATTATGATAGTATTCAAGATGAGTTTGATAATATTGCACAGACTATTGCCTCTACTAATGTTCGTGTCACTTGTCATCCAAGTGAATTTAATGTATTGGCATCAAACAATCAAAAAGCAATTGATAAAACAATCACAGAACTCAACTTCTACAGCAGTTTCTTTGACAGAATTGGACTTCCAGCAAATTATTCTGCACCCATGAATATGCACGTTCATAATAAGAACGGCACTCATATTGAAATTATTGAAAGATTTAAACGTAATTTTGATAGACTAGATGACAACTGCAAGTCTCGACTTGTTATCGAAAATGATGATAAACTTAATTGTTGGAGTGTTTTTGAACTTATTACTTATTTTCATGCTAACACAAATATCCCAATTACTTTTGACTATCTTCATCATAAGTGTCATCCAGATAGATTAAATGAAGAAACCGCAATTAAGGCTTGTCACGATACTTGGCATGGACATAAGCCACTTTTTCATTATAGTGAGAGTAAACCCGGAAATAATCCCCGTGCTCATGCTGATTATGCTGAAAATCCATTTAATACTTATGGATTAGATTTTGATATTGACATGGAACTCAAAGCAAAAGACTATGCTATAGAAAGATTTGAGGAAATCTGCAAAGGAGTAGCAGTATGAGTGGGCCACTTATTATAATCACAGGTCTAATTTATAGTTATGTTGCTATAGAACAATTACGATCTGGTAATTATGGTATGTTTTATGCTTATTGTGGATATGCTTTTTCAAATATAGGATTATATATTTTAGCAGATAAGTGAGGATGCTTATGAAAGAACCCAAAAAAATTCCATTGAGTGATTTCAAACCAAAAAGAAAAGAACCACAAAAAATTAGATTAAAACCTTTGGTTAAAAATGAAGATACTAAACAAAACGATTCGTAAAGCCTATGCAAATTGGAACCCTAATCCTCTTATTCGTTGTTATCATTATGCTGCTGCCTTTGATGGCAACAAAATGATTTGTTTCACCCAAAACAACCCGATTAAAACCCATGCACGGGCTTATAGAATAGGTGAACAATTTAATCTACCCAAATATAAAGAATATCCATTCATCCATGCTGAATCTCATCTTATTTCTAAATTGTTGGATATGTATAATACCATTGATCCTAGTTGGGCAGTGTGTGTATTGCGAATTAATAGAAAAGGACTTATTCTAGGAAGTAAGCCTTGCACTAATTGTGATAAACTATTAAATGCCGTTGGTTTAAAACAAATCTATTATAGTGATGATGATTCAAATTTTATAGATTCTGATGGACACACACATGAAAACCCTATTTTGCATTATTGGTAATTTGCGTGGCGGAGATTTGCCTTACAGATCATATCTATCTCACTTTGGGGATCAGCATTTTGATTTAGCCCTTTGTGTAGGAAATACATACCAAGATTCAATTTGGAGAAAACACGCTAAATATATTTGGGAAGTTGATGAATCTAATCCAAATATCTGGGAAGAAATTTATGATAGTATTGATACCAAATGGAGAAATATAAAACATACACATAATTTATGGGGGCCATATAAAGGATTATCTGGATCAGGTATGATTGGTTTTGCTTTAAGAGAAGCATTATACCATAATATTATTCAATATAATCTCCACTATGATAGATATATTTTAACTAGAGCGGATCATTTTTATATTAGTAATGATCTACCAGTAATTGAAAAAAATACCATTTATAGTCCAGAAGGAGAGGACTATGGTGGAATATGTGATAGATTTTATATGTGTAATCACGACACTTTTCTGAATGGATTACAAATTACAAAATTTATTATTAATAATCCAGATGCTGGTAATAATCCAGAATCTTTTCAAAAAGAATACCATTTATCGCTTGGTATTAATATCAAAAGATTCAAGAGAACTATGTTTTGTGTTGGTAGATACCAAGAGCAAACAAGATGGGCTAAACCAGATATAAGAATTCCAATAAAGCCATTTATGAATTACTATGCTAAATATCTGAGTGAGATTAAAATAATATTATCAGATAATAATCTATCATATAATGATATTGGATTAAAAATTTTAAAATAAATATTATGAAAAAATTAATATCATTTTGTTTATGGGGAAATAATAAAAAGTATACAATTGGCGCTATTAAAAACGCAAAATTAGCACAGGAAATTTATCCTGGTTGGATTTGTAGATTTTACACTGGTCAATCTGTACCTAAAGATATTATTGATGAACTAAAAAAGATTGATAATACTGAAATTATTCAAATGAATGAACCTGGAAATAATACCAGTATGTTTTGGAGATTCTTACCAGCATCAGAAAATAATATTGAAATGATGATTTCTAGAGATACTGATTCTAGATTAAATTTACGAGAAAAACTAGCGGTAGATGAATGGATAAATTCGGATAAGGGATTTCATATAATGAGAGATCATCCCTATCATAGAGCATTAATTTTAGGTGGTATGTGGGGAACTAAAAATAATATAATTTCTAATATTGGATATCTTATTAATAATTTTAATAAGGCAAATCACTACGGTATAGATCAAAATTTTTTAGCACATATTATATATCCTATAATTAAGAATAATTGTATGGTGCATGATGAGTTTTTTAATTTTGATAAAGTAAAGAGATCTTTCCCAACAAAAAGAATCAATAAAGAATTTGTTGGAGAAATTATAGATCACGACGATAACAGATTTAATCAGCATTGGAAATTTTTATAAAAAATCAAACTCAAGTAGAAGGGTTGACAGTGCCGATGGTTATGGTATAATCCGACAAACGGAGACAACCATGAACTGTATTTACTGCAAAAATCAGATTGATTTTGATCGTTATGAGTTTCTTGTTGAAACTGGTCGCCAGATTCTTTGTAAATCTTGTAGTGTAGAGAGTCGTGCTGTGGGTTTCATGGACTGGAATCATAAAACTGCACCATCTCTTGTTATGGTTCCTAGTAATGCTACACAAACTATTCGTATCCTTGATAGAGCAAACAGAAGGGCTAGGTGAGTAAAATGACTTGGTTAGATTTATATAATTATTTGCATGAAAGAGCAAATGATATTAAAAACCCTGGGAGTTTTCCTTGGCAAGAAAATGTTGAGGTATGGGATTGGGAAACACTAGACTATTATCCTACAGATTTTATTCAAACACCAGCAGACCAGAAAATCTCTCTTGCAGTAGATACTTATCAAAAACCGGAGATTAATAATAATGGATCTTGAAATCGAAAGTCTTTTGTTTAAACAAGTTGAGAAGCCTAAACATTATTGGATGACTAAAATTATTAATGTATTTGATAATCGTTATCGCATTAATGTTTATATTGAATTCTTTGATGAGATTGATCGTTTGATGAAAAGAAAAATTCATAGTAGTTATTTTTGTCACTATAATAAGGGCAGCCTTAAAATTATTCCAGATAAAGACAAAAAAGACGAATCCGAAAAATCACTAAAGGGCATCGCTTGACAGTGCCGATTAGTGTGCTATACTTAGAGCATAACGACAACAACACAGGAGACTGAAAATGCCTAAAGGTAAAAAGACTTGCGATAAGTGTGGTCATTTGACTGGCCCCCGTGCTTTTATGTGTCCACAATGCAATACTCCTTTTATTTTCAAATGCCAGAGTAAGGAAAAGAAAAATACCAAGATTATTCGTGATATTAATTGGCGGGATCTGGTAAAGGGTGATAAAATTAAGGTTGCTGGTGGCCCATACTATGTTAGCAAGGGGGAGTTTATCCCTATGGGTTATCGTGGACGATTTCTTGTTGAGAGTATTGATGATAATGGAATCCTTGCTTATGGACTTGACAAATACCAAGGCTTCTGCCATATTTATATGGGTGGAGATATTCAGAATCAAGAGACTAAAGTTTGGAAAACTAAACACAAGTTGCTCAAACTTAAACCTAGAGAAGTTGTATGACACAATTAACTAATGATCAAAAATATCAATTAAATAAACTAATTGACCACAGAGATTCTATCAGTGAAAATCTGTTCCATATTGAGCGTATTTTAAAAGATTATTTTCCTCAAGAGTACGATATTGCTTATCAGCATTGGATTCCTCAAATGATCACAGCACTATATGAGGATGAAAGATGGCTTTCTAGGGGAGAGCGTAATATGCAAGATACAATTGACCATATTAATGATAGTCAGTCTGGTTCTGGTGTAAAGAAATATATCTAATTGGAGAATACCATGAGCGAAGTTTATGCTATTACTAATTTAGAAGGTTATGCAGAAGAAATGAGGGTCTGTGCGGCCAAAAATATTTGTGATACTTATGACGATGATCTTAATGAGTATATTTCTATTGGTCAAATGATTAATCTCGTTAAAGAAAACTGTCTTGGTTTTGATGAAGAAAATAGGCCGATGCTAGATGAAAATGCGAATGGTGAAATTTTTGAACAAACTTGTGTATGGATTCATAATATTGGTTTAGCAAGACTTGCTGCTAAAGACTTGGTTCAGTGTGCATGGAGCGATAAAGAGAATACCATGATTTTCTGGACGGAGAATAAAAATGAATCTAAATCAAAAAGAAAACGAAATAAGAAACCTAAAGGATAAAATTGCAGACATACGAGATTATATTTCTTCGGATTTCTGCAAGTCTTGTCAGAAGTATTATAAAGAGATAGAGGTTCTTGAAAAAAAACTGAATGAATTAGAACAACAACAATAATTATGGGGCGTTGCAGCCGGTAGTTGCACATACTCTTATAAGGTATTCAAAAGGTTGGTTCGACTCCAACACGCCCTATTAACCCAGGAGATTATTATGAGACATTTTTGTTTTGATATTATTTTGATGATTGGTTTTGCTTTGAGTGTGGGTTTGAATGTATTTCAATTTTATACTATGGAATACGTTGAAGAAATATATTTTCAACAATGTGGGTCTAGTATAATTTCTATAAGAGAATCCGAACTAAATGCAATGTTTGATAAACTTGAAGGTATTGGGCCGATCACTAATATCATACCAATTGATGAGGGTAGTGAAAAATAGGGCGAGAAATGGTTTCGATTACATAAGGAGAATTATATTAGCAAGTGGAGGTTGGTCTGTTGGCCTCCTTAAAAGCAGACCAAACGCTTAATTGGCGTAAATCAATTAGCCCTTGCTGCCTGATAAAAAAGAGTAGCAACAATCTTAGAAAGCGATGAAGGTAGCGTTCAAAAGATTGATGTAAAATCCTTCGGCTGCTAGAATAGCCAACGGGTTCTAGCCTGAGATTAGTTGGTACGGAAAGATGAATGTTGTTTGTTCTTTAATCTTTCATAAAACTTATGAACATAATAAACTTGTAGAAGATATAATTTTAATTATGCTAAGACTCGGGTTCGACTCCCGACTCGTCCAATATGAGTAGAAAAATTTGTGTTTATTGTGGTAAAAGAAAAAATAGTAAATCCTTTTCTAAACATAGAGGACACAAAGATCGTCTGGATAGTAGATGTAAAAGTTGTGTTAAAAAAGAAACTAAGATAAGATATAAGATAAGAAAAAAAGCACCACCAGTACCAAATAACTGTGAATGTTGTCATAAGTTATTTTCAGAAAAAAACAGCGAAAGATTAGATCACTGTAAAAAAACTAAAAAGTTTAGAGGCTGGGCTTGTGATAAGTGCAATACTGGTATTGGTCAATTAGGAGATAATGCTCAAGGAGTTTTAAATGCTCTTAATTATGTTCTACTAAGAAGCGATATTAGTGCTGATGAATTACCAGTATTAATAAATGGAGTTGTAGATACTCTCAATAATCTGTTGTCCAGACAGAAGGATTCAAGTAGGGTGGCTTGACAAGTCGATAACGCTAGTGTAGAATGGCAATACACACAGGAGACTATTTGGAATGATTCACGATTTTAATTATGTTATGGGAATGGTTCGTGATCTTCGTGCTACAAGCAGCACTAAAGATAAGGAAGGAATTATTTTGGATTATTGCGGACATAATAGTGCCGCAGCATCTTTCACTAAAAATATTTTACTTTATACTTATCATCCATTGTGGCAATATAATGTCACTAGTGATAATCTCAAGAAGAAGAATCATCTTGTAGCCAGAAAAAATGAATACAAAAATTTCTTTGATCTACTGGATGCTCTAAAGAGTCGAAAGATTACTGGACACGATGCTATCTCTGCTGTGAATAGTTTTATTGAACACTATTCCGAATACGAAGAACTTATCCATTGTATTATTGACAAGGATTTGAAAACCCGTGCTGGTGATAAGATTATCAATAAGGCTATTCCTGACCATATTCCAGAGTTTAGTGTTGCTCTTGCAGAT